TCCCGGGTATGTACCAGAAGGGGTAGTTACAGTATCGGTTACAGGATTATAAATTCTAGCTGTAGTTGAGGCATAAGGTACACAAAATACTCTTCCGTCAGGTAACAACACCCCACCAGCAAAAGCACCAGAACCCGGATATGTTCCAGAAGGAGTAGTTAAAGTGTCAGTTACAGGATTATAAATTCTAGCTGTAGTTGAGTTATAAGGCACACAAAACACTCTACCATCAGGTAATAGCACTCCTCCAACAAAAGCGCCAGTTCCCGGATATGTACCTGAAGGAGTAGTTAAGGTATCATTTACTGGATTATAAATTCTGGCTGTGGTTGAGTTAAGGGGAACACAAAATACTCTTCCATCAGGCAGTAATACACCGCCAATAAAAGCATCAGATCCGGGATACGTACCGCTTGGTGTAGTTAAGGTATTAGTTACTGGATTATAAATTCTAGCTGTGGTTGAGTTACGAGGCACACAAAACACTCTTCCGTCGGGTAACAATACACCGCCCTCCAAAGCATTAGATCCCGGATATGTCCCACTTGGTGTAGTTAAAGTATTAGTTACTGGATTATAAATTCTAGCTGTAGTTGAGCTATTAGGTACACAAAATACTCTTCCATCTGGTAACAACACCCCTCCAGCAAAAGCAAGAGATCCCGGATATGTACCAGCAGGAGTTTCAACAAAAGCATTTTGAGCGTTAAAGTATTGACCAGTGTGATCCCTATTTCTTTTTGTAACAGTGCGCAAAATTTTAGTAATATCAGGCCTTAGCTCACTTGTTTTAGAGCTTAAACCTTGAAAAAGGTTTCCTACTATTTTCAACATGTCAATATCCTTTACTTATATTTTAATTTTCTAACGATTGCGTCCAATCAAAATTTTCTGGAACATTAGCCAAATCTGGTGATTGGTTTATGTTTATAACATTATATTCTCCAGAAGAAATCATTTCTTGAACAAGCTCTTCGCTTTTTTCGTCTTGCCTGCTAAGGCGACATTCGACAATATTGTTATCTATGATTTCTGCTATATTATTAAATACTTTCAATGTTTTCATGTTTTTTCTCCTTTTAAAATTTGTTTAAATACGGTGATAGCAAAATATGAAGAGGAAGTTGGTTAGGGTTGGTATATTTATCAAAACTGCCTGACAAAATTCTAGCTGTGGTTGAGGCAAGAGGTACACAGAATGCTCTTCCGTCTGGTAACAATACTCCTCCAGAAAAAGCCTGAGATCCCGGATATGTACCTGAAGGAGTAGTTAAAGTGTCAGTTACAGGATTATAAATTCTAGCTGTAGTTGAGTTATAAGGCACACAAAACACTCTACCATCAGGCAATAATACCCCGCTACCAAAAGCCTGAGATCCCGGATATGTACCAGAAGGAGTAGTTAAGGTATCATTTACTGGATCATAAATTCTAGCCGTGGTTGAGCTAAGGGGAACACAAAATACTCTTCCGTCTGGCAACAATACTCCTCCAGAAAAAGCACCAGATCCCGGATATGTCCCACTTGGTGTAGTTAAGGTATCAGTTGCTGGATTATAAATTCTGGCTGTAGTTGAGTTGCGAGGAACACAAAATACTCTTCCGTCTGGTAACAATACTCCTCCAGAAAAAGCACCAGATCCCGGATATGTCCCGCTTGGTGTAGTTAAGGTATCAGTTGCTGGATTATAAATTCTGGCTGTAGTTGAGTTTAAAGGTGCACAAAATACTCTTCCATCAGGCAATAATACTCCACCAAGAAAAGCTTCAGATACCGGATATGTACCACTCGGAGTAGTTAAAGTATCAGTTACTGAATTATAAATTCTAGCTGTAGTTGAGTTATTAGGTACACAAAATACTCTTCCATCTGGTAATAACACTCCTCCAACAAAAGCAAAAGATCCTGGATATGTACCAGAAGGAGTAGTTAAAGTATCAGTTGCTGGATTATAAATTCTAGCCGTGGTTGAGCTATAAGGTACACAAAATACTTTACCATCAGGCAATAGCACTCCCCCGGCAAAAGAAGTACCCCCCGGATACGAACCTGAAGGCGTTTCGGTAGACCCAGTCTTAATTGTGTTAAACTTGTAATTCCTATTTGTTACATAGGAAATACTTTTAAACATATCACCAACATCTGTTCCTGAAAATTTTGAAGAATTTTCAATGATGCCGTTATTAATCTTAAATTTCATACTTTACTCCAAAATTCCAGTAATAGAGTTGTTTTCGCCATTATCAGTCAAATTTGAGCTATTACTTAACCATACTTTATCTAAGAAATTAGAATTTCCGCTAATAGTTACATCTCCAGTTATTCTCATTTTTTCAATAACCACATTATTTCCAGATATTGTCAAATCTCCAGATAAAACAGAACCTCTACCGTCTCCTTCAATTGTCACGTCGTTTTGCGATAATGTTACGTTTTCAGAAATAGTTTCGGCTAAAACTTTTATTCTTTTATTAAATCCTACACTATTTAACGCGTCTTGTAAAGATGAGTGTGTGGCAAGCCCTGCGTCTACTTGAGCTGAGCTTCCCACTATAATTTGGTCGTAAGATACTGGCGAAACAAGTTCATTTAATTTTTGATATAAAACTCCAAACCCAAGCAGCCTACTGGCGGCACTTGCGGTTACTTCCAGCTTTAGATTTATGTCTTTATAAGTGTATCTATACTGAATTGACTCGCCAGAAATTGCCGACCAAGAGGTTCCGTTGTAAGCCTTGGCATCTGGAGTTATCGTGTTTGTTCTAATTTGTAATTCAGTAGTGCCAGACACAAAAGAGTTTTGATAAGCCGTATTGGTTTCAAAAAGAAGGTAATAGTTTCCTGACTTAAGTATCTGGTTTCCGAAGTTTACAGTCACAGTGCCTGTTGAGATAGTTGACATATCCTTTTCTACTGTGCTAATAAGGTTGGCATCTAAAAGAGAGGGGTTGCCAGAAACCTCTTTTACAAGCTTAACTATTAGCTTTCCATTGGGGCTGCCTGTTTTAGTTACATTAAAAGTAAAGTCTTTTACTAATTTTAATGTATTGGCTGGAATAGTTAAAATTTGAGCAAGCTTTTGTTGTGAGCTAGTATTTAAGGTTCTGTTGCCTGTTACGGTATAGGTAGCAGTTTGTGTGAGAGTTTCGTTTGCAAAATCCAATACCCCGCTAAGCTCTTCTGTCTGTCCGTTTCTAGACATTGTGACGGTTTGCCAAGTAACTCCGCTATTTCTTGTTAGTTTTACGGTTGGGTTTGTATCTACATACCCATCCACATACCGTAAAGTAACCATAGCTTGGTCAATATCTTGCTTAAAATCAAAAAAGCCGCTATCTAATAAATTTTCAGTTGTAAGTTTTTGACCTGTTGCCATGTGATAGGAGCTAGATAGCAAATTATACACGGCGGTAGTATTTCCTGAATCAACAAGATCTGTTGTATTTCCAAAATCTTCAGCAGATAAAAAATTATAATAAGAATCAACTAATTGATTTTTAAAATCTTCTAAAAGACCAGAGGCATCTCCTGAACCGCCTCCTCCTCCGCTACCTGCGCCAAATTGGCGAATGTTGTTTTGCGCTATATTCTGAATGGTTCCACCTACATTCTGTACAACTACAAAACCTGCAGCTAAAGTCTTTTTTGGAGCAGGTGGAAGGTTAGTGATAGCTGCGGATTCCGTAGCAGCGTCAGTTCCCACTACAGTGTTTAAATTTCCAGCTCCATCAAGATAAACAAGAACTGCCGCAAAATTACCGCTAGCTACGTTAAGCACTGTGGTGCCGCCGGGAGAGCATGTGATGTTTCCACCAGAAGAGGCAGGGAAGGTTACAGTGCCAGAGGTGAACTGAACATAGGCTGTTCCAATATGAGGGATAGCTCTACGACGATTTGATTCGGCGTTTAACAGATCGCCACCGCCTACGTTAACAACTAGAGATACGGGGGAGCTTGCAGATAAGCGGAGTAGAGGTGTAAGCTCGCTGTTAATTGACTGTACAATATTGTCACCCTCAGTTGTCTGAGTGGTAGCTAGTTGATCAATTCCGCCAACATATTTTGTTTGCCTAAGATCAGTCTTGGTAGACATTTAAACCCCTTAGTTCCTATGTTTTCTAAAATATAACCTATCACCGACCACGAGCTGAAAGGTAAAAGCTACCTGAGTTCTAGGAGGTGTCCCAACATAGTTAAAATCAAATCCATTTTCAAGTGATTGACCGTTTAAATCAACCATCAATTCGTCGTCAGTGTATTGCCCACCGTTGGGGAGTGTGACGTTTACACCAGCGTTTATTGGGCCCGTAATTTCGTTGTTGTTTGATGGGGAGCCCGACACAACGAGAAGATATTCATCGTATATTGTCGGGCTCGACGATTCATCAAAAGATCTTAGCACTCCATTAACAATACGAGTAAAACGGGCCATTAGTTAATACCTTTATAATACTCCAATAACTTGAGGCTGTACCCACAAACGATCTGTATTTTGCACCAAACCAATTCTAACAACAGCATCATTGTTAGCGGTTGGGGCAGTCACCGAGAAAGCACCTGAAGCAGTTAAGAAAACAGGTTTGCCAATATCGGCAGCCAAGAAGGCGGAGTCAGAAGTTTGCAGTGAGTGTTCGCCAAGCATAATAACTGTAATATTATCACCAGCCGAAACCGCAGATGAAGAGAAAGCAATGCCGATAACATAGAAATTATCGTTAGAGGAAGCGTCTTTATCTGCTTTGTAAATTCTGCCAGCAGTTTCACCTCCTCTTGCAAGTCTTACAAGCCATGTTGTGTTGGCAGCAAACGCCTCACCTGCAACCATGGTTCTACGGATAAGAGGAGCGCTATTAACAGCAATATCGTTTGCGTTAACTTGGATCGAACCGTCTGCGTTAGCGCCAACAGCCAGAGGAGATCCTGCACCACCAGTTAGACCAGCGCCCGCAACAGAAGCGGCAAGCTTATCTTCGGTAACAGCACCGTCTTGAATCTTAGCTGTGATGACAGAGTTTGCAGCCAATTGTAAAGCAGCAATTCCTGCATCAGCCACTTTAAGTCCTGAAGCAGACTTAGAAAGAGTAGAGCCGTCAAGCTCAAGAGCAAGCTGTCCAGATACAAACTGAAGACCTTGACCGTCATGATCAACTTCAATGGTCGTACCTACAAGAGAAATACCATCGCCAGCGTTAAGGGCTGCGATAGAGTTAAAGAATACAAAAGTGATAGGATCTGTATCTAAAGTAGATGGGTCAGAGTTACAAACAAACACCTTGCCTGCGTGAGTGTTACCAGAAGAGACGGCGACATAGGCCCCTTTAATTTCGTTAACAGGGGTGAGTTGATCAAAGTCTGCAGCTCTTGACCAAGCGCCTGCCGCGGCAACGTAAATACCGTTTTCGGCTTGAGCGGTTTGGTCTTTAACAAGAACTCTGTCGCCTGCAACAAGAGTGATGCCGTCAATAGTTTGAAGACCTGAAAGGGTGATGTTTGCTGTAGTAGCAACACGAACAGCTTCCTTAGGTTTAACACCTTCAATTGCATTATCTACATAAGCTCTAGTCGCAGCGTCAGAGCTAGCAATAGGAGCGGCAAGGTTTGTTAGCCTAAAGCCACCCATTGACTGGTTGGCTGTAAACGCACGAGAGCCGTCTTGCAGAATGGCAACGTTAACGTCAGCTAGGTTAACGTTAGCATCTGGCATTGAAATTGTTCTAACAGTGCCAGTTGCAATTGCAGAAGCTTGGAATGCGATCTTTTTGGTATTATCTACGTCGTCTGAAATTCTGAAGACGTTATCCAAGAAATCAGGGGAAACGCTGACGTTTTCAATAGCAGTTTCCAAAGATTGGAGGGCCGATTTGATTGTTGAGTTGTTAGGGATTGTAGTTCCTGTAAACGAACCAAGATCAACGTCACCAGCCGTAACTCCAGCCAAAGTATAGAGCGCAGAGATATGCCCTAAGTTGACGTTGGCGTCTGGCATTGTAATTGTGCGGTTTGCAGTTAAAGATCCCGCAAAAGTCACATTGTTTGCACCACCAAGATTCAACTTGATGTTTTGCATAACAAGCGTGTTGGCGGTAAGATCCACATCTCTGTGAATGCCACCTATTAATCGTGAAAGTTTTGAAATATCCATTACTTATCCCTCCTATAAATTTTTTATTCAAATGATGTGTTTTTACTCATCTCTTTTAAAAGATTGCTTTCCCCCTGCTTCACTATTTGAACCGCTAAAAGCACTTCTAGCCCATATATATTCAAATACTTATTCATTTCAGAAACAGACTGATCGATTATTTCTTTTACTTTCTTTTTTAGTGTTTTTTCGATTTCCAAAAACTGCTCTTCGGAAACAGACTCTATATCAATTTTTCTAATTCTTTCCATAACTTATAGCTTCCCTACTAGTTGTATTTTTACCAACAAATCTTTGTTAGATGGTGTGTTTGTATTTCTTGCTATAACCCCAACCCTTATAATGGCATCTCCCGCTACAAAACCGTTAATTCCAATTTGAGGTGTTTGATTAGTCAAATCTCCAGTTTTGGATACGTAAACGTTGTCGCCATGCGCAAAAGATATGGATATGTTTTCAATTCTTCCTGCCAACAAAACAGATCCTAAAGCGTTGTTTGCAATAGAAGCTTGAGTAACCCCTACTACTGAAAAAATTGTATCTTCATCGGAAACATCGATTGGTACGATATATCCATTATTATCAACAGATACGGGCATTAAGGCGGCAATTGTAGAACCAGATTGGTTTTTCATTTGCGCCACCAAATTGGAGTTTGAAGCTTGGGCTTCTGCTATAATTGCTGAATACGGTCTGTATGTCATATTTCAATGCTCTTTATTTAAATATTAAACAATCCACCAACTTGTTCCATCGCTTAAAAGCGTAAGGGTTTCGTACTGAGTAATAATTGAATAGGGGGTGACGGTAGCATCAGTTCCATCAATTGTTTGGTTTAAAATACTTGCTACAAATAACGTATTACCCGCATCAATTTTCTTCACTGTAATTTGCTTTCCAGTGTTACCAACGGCGGTTGGGAGAGTTACAGTTCTGTTTGCACCAGAATTATTAACCAATATGTAATCGTTGGCAGCAGTAGCGGAATAGTTTGTGCCTGTAACCGTTACGACATTGTATGTTGGAGCTGCTGGAGCAGCAGAAATCGTAATATCGTTTGCATTTTCAGTTACAGTTACGCCAGATCCTGCTTGAATTCTACGGAAGTTAAGAACTACGCCTGTTTTGTTTTTAAATACAGAAGCTCCAGAGCCAAGGTTTGAACCTGTATTAATTTCTCCAGAACCTCCAACTGAAGCCGCTGCCTTGCCCGGGTCAACGCGGAAAAGAAGCTGATCACCGACCACAAGGTTTTGCAAGATTTGGATAGTTACCGACTCAGTATTTGGCGTTCCAACCTCTGAATAATCCGAGCCAACAACTAACCTTTGACCATTTAAGAAAACCTCAAGATCAGCTCTGCCAACTACATATCCGTTAACTGCATTAGATTGGTGAGAGTCATAAGGAAGAGTTAGGTTAGTGCCTGAATTGATGGGCCCTGTAACCTCATTATCGTCAGCAGGTGATCCAGAAACAACGTTTAAAACTTCTTCGTAAATCTTAATTTCATTGCCCGCAAGCTCTTTAAGTTTTTTATCAAGCTTTTTGATAGACAAAGTGAGATTGTCGCCGTCACTAATGTAATTGTTTGGAGCGCCATCACCCTGCGTTACAACTGTAACCGTAGCTCCAGATACGTTAAAGTTAGAGGCGTCTGTAGTTTCGCCAGCATCAGTATTGGTAACTGTTACAGTAGCGCCAGAAACAGTTGCGTTAAAATCGGAAACGCCGTTTATTGCGGTTTGTAGGGCTGCAGCTACTTGGTTAGCAGTATCACCTGTGGAAATAGCAACTTCAATCGGTATTTTACCAATAACATTAGGGTTTCCACCCAAACCGTCCTTATTAAACCAGATATAATATTCGCTAAGGTCAAGGCCGCTATAAATTAGCATGTACTGGCCAGAAGTGATGGAGGAGGCCGCTGGGACAGTAATATCTGTAACTTCAGATACTAAAGCGCCTAGCTTGTTAGAATACTCGGGAGAATTGTCCGTTTCACTGTTGGAACCGATATATGTTAGAATATCTTTTGACGTATTGTCAGAAATATCTCTATCTTCGCCCTGTTCTAGCTCGGAACCGATAAACCGAACATAAACTCGGGGCATTGATCCGCCGTTGTCCGACCTCAACAAAAACCAGAAAATGTCTTCTGTAAAGGGAACATCTTTTCTATTGGCAACTCGAATGTGTCGATCTGTCGAGGGGGATGGATGAGTTTGGTAAACCCCAAAAGCATACTGAGACTTAGCTCCAGAAGGCCCTGTGGATGTGTAGGGATAGGCAGTGCTAAGAGTCACTTGAGAAGCCGAATCTACAGATTGAATTTTTAAATACTTTGTATCGTCATCGACAGCTAATTTAATCCAGTCGCCAGCCTGTAGCAAAGCTGTCCAAGACACTCCACCGACAGATGTGACAGTTGTGCTTCCATTTACAAAAATGAGGTTTGGCGTAATGTTAACACCGCGTATTAAATTTACATACGCAACTTGCTCGTCAGAAAGTGTAATATCACTGCTTGAAGGGTTTGCGGATAATTGAAAAGAAAGCCTTGATCCAACAAGAGCAATTTGAATTGGCTGATCCCAATTAATTCGACCAGCAACAGTGCTGCTATGAGATATTTGACCGCGACCAGTAATGACCGTGTTTGCAAGATCTTGACGAAGCTTAACTATAGATCCGCCAACATTTGGAGAATACCAGTACGTCGTCCCTTTCAACTCTTTGAAAGAGGACATGACGGTATCCATCCATTCTTTTAGGCTATAAATTTGCTTATCACCACCACGGAAAGGTGAGACGTTGGACGATGTTGATTTGGATACGTTTTCTGCTCGCCCCTCTACATGATTATTCCATGGATACTGATATGTGGGATTTGGAGGAAGAGTTCCAGCAGTCCCCAAACGGAAAAGCATAGGTCTTCTATCTTCGACAGATAGCACGTTATTAGCATTATCCGTTTCAACAATAGCGATAGGAAGAACGTTTGGTGCAAAAATAGAGGACGAAATAATAAATCTATAATCCATCAGCTCGGCTTGAGGCGCCGTCTTAACAAACTCAGATTTAGTAGCGGGAGACCAAAAATAGCGCTGGATGGAGGTAGAGTTATCTACTTGACGGACATATTCAAGACCAATGTAGTTTTGCGAGCCGGGCGTAAACGAGCCAACAACTTTTGGATTGATGGTCGAGCTTAGCGTTTGAGCTGGAGTGCCGCTCGGAACTACATAAAAAGTACCAGAAGTGGTTGAATTTCCATTTAAAATGGTTGAGTTTTCAACAATAACTTGAAGGCTGGTGGCGCTAGAGCCAATACTTCCAGCCATTTCAATTTCAAACCCTTTAACAACATAAGACTTGCTAAGACCTGTAACCAAGCCCTTAAGTAATTCGTCAAAATCAGAACGTACTGCGGACTCTATACCTTTAATATCAGGTACTGAAACCCTGACCTGATTCAAAGCGTTATAACTTCTTCTTACTGCCATTTTCTATGCCTATTTAAGGGAGGATTTGTAGATATATACCATAAGATGGGTTATATTTTTAAGATTGCTTTTGTTGTGGTATATAAGTATATGAACTATTTACTCTCGATTGATGGAAACTACGACTCGGATTTTGAAGCAGAATTCTACTTTAACAAACTTAAACAAATTTACTTTAATGATAATTTGCAAATTTCTAAATATTACATAAATTCTACTTGCAACAAAAACCATATATTAGAAAAACTCAATGAAATCAACACCTTACTCGAAAAAGATAATAACTTAATTTTTATTGTTGGCGGTATTGCTGAGCCAATAATTAAAGACTTAGAAGAAAAAAAGCAAATTCACTCAGTTTTTCATGATTATGAAGAAATTTCAAGGGTTTACAAATCAATTAAGCAAAAATGTAAAATGACCAATATTCTTCTTATAAACAAGGATTTTGGTGGTTGCGAAGGATTTGAAAAAATCGACTCTATGAATATTGCTTTGGGTTTTAAGTTTAAAACAATCAACACCAAAGACAGTACCTTAATGGATAACTACTTAGAATTACTAAAAATATTAAATAATGATGGTTGGAATATTGACCCTTACAAAAAAATATGATATTTTTATATTATGAAAAAAATAACAGCATCTCAATGGGCCAAAATTAGCAAACAAATCCATAGCCTTTCCGACATAATTACGGCAGGTTACATAAACCTTATCAACCAAGATTCTGACGATGATTTTGGTACGGCAAATCTTAGTGGAGATAGTTACGGAAGCGACAGTAATTACGGCGATGATTCCCACTTTGTCGACGCTCTTAAGTATTCGATGATAAATTTTCCTAAAGATTTTAATTTTGAAGAATTTAAAGGTTTTCCATATTCTTTTGATTCAAAAAAGGAAAAAATGGAAGCTAAACCTATAGAACCTGTTTGCACTTGTGGGACTTGGAAAGCTTATGGCAAAAAGTCTTCACTTAGCATGCACTCTAGTTGGTGCGATCTCAGGCAAGGTCGTTAGCCTCTAGAGGAATAATCCCTTTAAATCCAAAACTAATCTGCATAATAGACTTAGCACTGACTGAGTAGGACTGATTGGTAATTTTTGCTTGAGAAATAAAAAGCAATACTTCGTCGGTCGCTCTGTCTATTATGCGTATAGAAGTGTACGGCGCTTGAAGGGAGTCTTTAATTAAAGTTCTTGCGTTTCGAGATTGTATTCCGCCAGAAAGCCTTAGCCTTATCCCGCTTATTTGACCTTGAACGGAAATTCTTGTTTGGCGAATTTCCTGCGGAAATGGTGAATCAATTCCGTAAATGGGGTCTTCCCCATAATCTATTGCCCAGCTCAAACTTTGAGCTTCTGGAAAAAGAACACCGCCGATATAAATCTTAACCGATGCACCCGTTACTGTTAAAACTGGCATATTTCCACCTATTCTGGATCTGGCCCAAAAATAACTTTAATTTCGGAATTTTCCGTACCCCACTTACCATACCCCTCATCATTTGGATAAAGAATAGTAATTGCAATTCTTATACCTGTCGCTTTTACTAGCTCAATCAACTCTTCCGCATAAATTCTACCGCTCACTTCGTCAGTCAAATAAAGACCGAAGTCAGATCCGTCGGCGTCAGGGGTGTATGGAAAGTTTTGGGTTACGTATGAGATGTTTGTTCCTACATCATGTACAAATTTAAAGTTATAAGTTGGGTTAATAATAAGAGAGTTAGAGGAAGGCCTACCAAGATACGGTACTGGGCCTTCTTCCTTATCCGTTCCAAAACCAAAAATCAGGTGTCCTTGATCGTCAGGTATTTCAGATGCGTCATCTACAAAAACAATACTTTCCGTGTTGGAGTCGATGATTTGTGTAGTGTTGCATTCTTCTTCGCCAATAAGATATTCTTTTGAAAGATCCCAGAGATATGGCCCTTTGATATTGTCAGGAGAAGGGAGTTGAGGCTGAAAATAAGACGCACCAACATTATCCCTTCGCACAACCTTAGTTGTGGCGGGCATAAAAATTTCGATTAATCTGGATTCAGTTTGATAAACAGCAGCATAAGTCCGTTTACTGCTTAGTATCTTTCGAGTTGGAGTAAAAAAGAGAACTCCGTCAGAAGTACCTTGAAGAACGATTTCGTTAACGGCAATTGGGTTTTGAAACTCTACATAAGCATTGCCAACAGAACCACTTTTAACGGCAACAATTGTAAACGTCCCTCTATTGTCCTGTTGAAATGATGCGCCATAGATGTTAACGTAATCGTTTTTGTTGATAAGTCCAATGTTGGGATTAGGGCCTGCTGACCAAATCAATCTTATATTTCCGTTTGACTGTTTTTGAACAGTCCATTGGGTAGTTGGAAGTCCTGAAGTCGGAACAACTCGATCGAATTGAAGCTTGTTTTGAGCTTTACCGCCCAATACTTTAACAGTAGAAGATGGGCCGATTGTTTGAGAAATAAGACGAACATACACATCATTACCAGAATCCAGCGTGATTGCCGCTCCATTTCTACCAAGTCGTCTAATTTCTTTAGTAATAGCATCAGCTACTTCCGCCGCCGTTGCTTGACCGATATTTGCAAACTGAGAGGTTTTAAAAACAACCGTCATTGATTCGCCATCGTCAAAAGCAAAAGTTAAAGTATCTCCATCCTCTAACGCATACGGCTGAGGAAAATTTGAATCAATCGTCGCACTTACATATTCTTCTCCAAAAATAATATTAAGAATTTTGTTTAAAAGGCTTCTAACCTGCTTTCTATTGCCAATCTCAATACCAATTTGTCTAAAAATTTCATCTGAAAGACCTACGTTTTCTGGTCTTCTGAGGCCTTTAGCGGACAACAATTGATCCAAATATTGCTCTTCGGCGGTTACCAGATAGAGCATATTGTTAACAGACTCTGCGTTTTTTACCAAATTAGACAGCGGGTAGGACAACGCTTCTAAAATAGCGTCGGTTTTTGGCCCTTTAATTATAGGGTTAAGCGCTTTTCTTAAATCTTTTTTAATGTCTGATGAGTCCATTATGATCCAACCTTAGAAACAATAATATCCGCAACTGGGTCAATAATTAGCGGCTTCTCTGATGGATTTACCACAAGCAAATCGAGGCTTGGGCTGTAAGATGGCGACGCAATTGATACGGCAAATACACCGGGTATTGAGTTAACCGTAGAAACAACGTCACTCAGAGGAATGCTCTGCCCGATACCTGTAGAGTTAACAAGCGAAGCTACACTATCTCTCACCCTTTCAATAATTTTAGTGAAAGGAACGCCCGTGTTCAATCTTACAACAATTGAGACTTGGATACGTCTAATTAGTGGCGGCTGAATAAAGATTTCAGCTCCTGCAGCAGCAACACCCTCAAACTCCCCACCTCTTGGCTCGCCATAGACAACTTTGTTAGCTTGTCGAATAAGGCCTATGTTATATCTATAAGAGTCTACCCCTTTTTTAATATTGGTAGGGAATTCAAGCTTAGACATAGAATATATCTTAACAGCCCCCGCATCCTTATTGATCTTCAAATATTGATTAGCAGAGTCGAACACCAAAATTCCTTGGTTCAGGTTTGCAGGGTCTGCGGCCTTATTATAAACTTTCTTATAACCATAGTAAGGAGATTGTTCTTGAACATAAATCTCTTCTGCTCTGTTACCCAACGAGAAGTTAGATATAGCTGCGATAATTCCATCTACAATAATTCGATTTTCGGAGAAAACCTCAAAAACTTTATAAAGCCCAATACTTGCTTCACCCAACAAATCCCCACCAACCACAAAAGTGTCGTTTTCAACAGTAGACTCGTATTCGTAAAACCTTAAAGAAGGCTTATGAATTTGGAAGACGTTAGATATCTGAATAGCAGTTTCGTTTACACCCAAAGCGTTTGCCACAATAATAAAGTTTGTACCTTTAGCTACAATGCAGAAGCTACCTTGGTTATTAGGATGAAAGTCAGTTCCAAGCGTTGCTATCTGACCTACCTTAGCGAGCGAAAGGGATGGGTTAGCTCCGTTTCCGTTCCACTGAATCCTCAATCCGTTATCAACCATAGTTAGATCAAATTGGGTAGATCCGTTAAAAGTTAGTGGTACTGCGTTTGCAACAACAGCAACATCTTCCTCAACTGAGGACGGGTTTTCAATCCAAATGGTATTCTCAAATCTTCTAATAACTTTAAATGTACCTCTATTCAAAACAGAGAATGGAGCATCAATAATAACTGTGTCGCCTTCCGCTACTTCTGCAGCAATAGATATATTGGCAGGAGAAATAGTAGTTCCAGACTCCGAAACCGCGTCGGGGTTTTCAACCACCAAGGTCTTATTGTTTGAAGAAACACCCACAATAGTGAAAGTTCCGTTGTTTTCGGGATTTGTAAAGCCAGAAATTGTCAATTTTGCACCTATTGGAACTTCTGAAAAATTCCTTTGCGGAGAAGTTGCGGTATATTCTGCAAATCCAGTGTTTGTGTTGTAAGAAACATTAATAACGCCCGAAACATCGTTAAATTCAACATCTTTCTCGAAGTGTGGGTTGTTTGTGCCGGGATCTGCAATAATTGCAGTCAAAATACCGTGTTTTTCTACCCTAAAAGTAGTGCCTATATCGCGAATGAATGTTTTGGGCTTACCAAAAAACAGCTCATGGGCCTGTTTGTTAGATATAGTGATAGAAGTTTTTCCAGCAATTGGCGAGTTTGGGGTGACATCAAGTACGCTTGTGTCACTAAACTCTGTATCTTTTTTCTGAAGGTTTTGAGCTTTAAGTTTGACGTATTGACCGCCATGGAAGCCTAGGAGTGATGATCTTTCAACAACCACTTTAGCGTATTGATCATCGATTTTAATTGCCGCTTGCTGAACTTCAGCAGTAGAAAGATTACCCCTTCCACCAGCAACCTGAACCGAACCTGACGATCCTAAAACGTCCGACCTTATTTGAACCCTGCTTTCTTTTGCTACAGCCCTTATTGTTCCTACAGTAGAAACGCCAGAAACCGCGAGAACATTTACAAAATCTTCTACTTGTTTGGCTGTGGTAGGGATAAGTTTAATAACCTCACCATTGTTAAATGCGTAAGCGTTTGGCGTTGCAGTAGAGAAAGAAGGCATTGTCAATGGCGTTTTAAAGGTGAATTGAGCGTTTGGAGCTACCGCCGTAAGGTTGCTACTCAAGATATAGTTTTCGCCGTCAACTAGCGCTACGCTCTCTGAAGTAAAGAAAGAATCCTCAAATGTGGACTTATCAATAACACCAGAGCCTGTAGTCCCGTTATCATCAATAATTGACGCCTCAATAAAATCAGCAAGATTATCATTAATGTAGTCAACTATTTCTTGCGCGGTTGTGTCGTCAGACTCGTACAGTCTTATGGTGGTGCTAGTTAATGTAGCAACATTAGATTCAGCAAGCGCCGCACCAGTAGGTCTTGCGACTGTAAAAGATGTCGCGGTTGCCGATACAACCCTAAACGTTCCAATGTTTTGAGGAGAAAACTCACCTTCGGCAGTAATGGTCGCGTATCCGCCAGAGGAAAGCGCTCCAGAAATTGTTGGGTTAGTTCCAGTTCCGTTCCAAGTGTATGTCACTTGATCGTAGCCAACCATAGGTGTGATGGTTACGTTCCACTCGGTTGTCCCGTCAATTGTATTTGAAACTGGATTTCCAGATTTTAAGAAGATAGAGATTTTTGTCAGTTCGCTAACTGCAACAGTATCTGTAATTCCTTGATTTGGCTGAGTTGGATATTCGTATGAAACCCTGATTTTATTACCAGATGAGCCGAGACTTTTAGATCTAATCAATACCGCGTCTTCATCTACAAGTGTATAGGTAGGGTGGATTACACCTCTAGCTTGCATCATAACTTTGTAGTTTGAAAAATCAAAATCAGCACCAAAATATTGAGAGAACTCAACAGCAGGGCCAGATTCAATGTCGTAAGCTCTAAACGAAATACTAGAAATAGTAGTGGTCTGGTTGGTCGCAGCTTTTCTGTTTAAGGGTATGGGAAATGACTTATTTGTGACGTCATTATCCAAAACAACTACTATATTATCCGCTTCAGAAAAGTCATAGGGCGTACACAAGAAATATCGATCGCCAGTTCTCATCCTTCTAAACATAGGTGTCTGTGTGATATCGACCGTAGTACCGTTAATTAATCTAATTTGAGAGACCTCATTTTTAATAACACTGTCCTTAGGAGCGTCAAAGGGCTCAGCGCCACAAACCAACAAGTTTTTTGACACACCAAGAGTGCCCAAGTTTTCGCTAGAGTTAAAAGAGGTAATATAAGTTAATGGTGGATCGGCAGGCTCATCGCCAGAAATTTCTGAATGAACAAAGGCAGGGAAGCTGTTTTCTTTATTTTGAGATTCATAAAATCCAAACAATGAGAAGTCAGAAACCGAAGACTGTCCCGAAGTGAAGTTCAAAATTTTAGCTTGAGTGTCAATATCAACAAGCAATACTGATCCTGTTATATCCTCAGTCTTGGTGGTGATAATTAAGTTTTTATCATTCAAAACTGAACATGTGGCTCCAACCAAATCAGCGTTAATAAGTTCAGAAATTTGGAATAAGTTATAAGTTCCCGCTGAAATAGCAAGCTTCTGAACGGCTCTTTTTGTTCTTACGACAATAAAACCATCTTGGAATAGGATCGGCCCTTGAGCTACCGCAGCAGCATATTCAGTGGCTGTGACTAAAATATCTAGGGTAGTAGGAGTAACGGCATGTACCCTACCTTCTAACCTGTTGTTTGCATTTAACTCCAAAGACCTTACAATTACCCAATCCCCCACCTGAACAGCGTTGAAAACTGCAGGAGTTAAAGACTGGTATCTAACAATGTTTGCAGAGGGCTTAAGTACATTCAAAAGAACGTCAGCGGCCATTCCAGTGCGAATAATGCTAGCAGTCGGATCATCAATTAACAACCAGAAATACCCGTCTTGAGTGAGCGTAACGGTTCCTCCCACAATATTGCCCGAGGAAATGTTAGCTTTGGTGCTTTCTGTACCAGCAGACAAGCTGTCGCCTGCGGTTAGAGGTTTAGTAAGCTTAAATTGAGCAGTATTGCGACTAAGTTTAAAGTCAGCAGCCGCACCTTTAACCGAAAGTCCAGTAGGGGCAAACATTCCCTTGGTTACTAATGTTGAAAGAGGGTTGATATCTATTGAAGCTCTGCTATCAGCCCCTAAATTCGATGTAATTTTGATTTTATTTCCTGCTGGAAGCGCTGTAATACCTACAATTTTATTATTGATGACATTACACCATGACTGTAGAGTGTTGTTCTTGTTAACTGTAGTGAACGTCCCCTCATTAGCAAAGTCGGCGTCCGTAAATGTATAGTTGATAAATTGAGTTCCGTCAACAGAAATGTTAAGGGTGTCTCCAGAAGCAATGCTTGGAGACCAAGTTTGTTGATTTTGAGATTCTATTGTGGCAAATCTTCCGTTTTTAGAAAGAAGTTGACCATTTTTATAAAGTCTTAATGTTTCTACTTCGTTAACTGGAAGTCCAAGAATAAATCCGGCATCCCTTCCTGTTGACGGTTCGGTTTTTTGAATGTACTCTCTTTCCTCAGTTTTAGCAAAAAACGTAACTTTTGTGGCGTTTTCTGAAGTTCTAGCAGAGAAATTCAAATCAGGATTTGCGTTAACACTGGAAATGATTTCATAGGCAGTAGCTGCGCCGGGCGATCTGAAATCTTCATTTTTAAATACGTGTTCGGTAATAACTCCGCCAACAGAGATGGCGAGTCTATCTCCGCCTATTATAGCGAAAGGAGCTACAGCGTTAGATTCAATAAAAGCTTTGGCTACAGATGATTGCTGACCGCCAGTTGCAAGTTGGAAGTTAGTTTCACCACCCAAGGCTTCATCTACAATAAATTCAACCCCAACTCCTTCTGTTTTTTCTTCATAGCCTTGACCGTTATCAATATACAGTACGGTCTCATCTGCAGAAGAAAAGATTTCTGCCGAAAGAACCGTAGCCGCTTCGTCAGGGGCTTGTTGCCCCAACACGGAATTTTGAACGGCAATTGCAGTACCAAGTCCTCTAGAAAGTCTTGCTCTCTTAACTCGAGCTTTCAATTCTTGGTCGGACTCCTCATCGCGACCTGTGGTAAATTGGATTGCATTTGTGACGGTAGCGCCAGTAAACGGGGGAGAGATGAAGCGCTTAATCGCTCCTCTTGGCACGTTCCCTTCGGCGCCCGGCTTTTGAGCTGCTACGGGTACATTTTTAATTTCATTTTCCCCGTCAAGCATTGTGACGGATTGAGTGATTGTGAAGTTAACGTCTTCAGCTCCGCCAGATGCTGGGGCGATTACTACGGAGCCTGCGGGAACAAATCGGTTTCCGCCCTGCGCAAGGATTACGCTTTCTGAAATGTTGTGGAATTTAGTGGTAGGGGTGACGAGGGTGATCTGGTAGAATCCACCTAGCTGAGTAATAGACGAGTAAGAGATTGGGCCTTCAATGTTGTTTGTTCCGCGACCGATATAGATAGCGCCAGAATTGGGCCACCCTGAGGCGTCGGAAACCTTAATAACAGTCGATCCAACGTTTGGGGCGGCAGCACCTGCATAAACTTTAGTAGATTTTTTTGTAAAAGAGGAGTCGGTTATATTCACTCGCCCCGTTGCCACCCTAGCTGGAAGGGGGAATACTCGGTCTTCAGCGGCAATCCTCTTAAGAGCTTCACCAGAAGCTCGGTCTAAATTGTAGTCTCGAAGAATAGAGAAATTTGAGGCGTTTGCTAAATAAATCTTTTGTGCCACTACCTCAAAAAATGAACTAACTGCAGATCCAACATTGATGTCGTTGATACCAATTCGTGACTGGTAGGCGGCATACATTTGAGAAATGAGTTGCTCGTAAGATTGTGGTGTTGGAGTTGCCATTTTTAAACCTCAAAAGTAATTGGTAAGATCCCTGCCCCATTGGGCAAATTAACGGCAAGATCGATAAATAAAGTATTAGATCCTGTAAGTCTAATATTTAATCTATTGATTCCGCTATATCTAGGGTCGTCTTGTATTAATTTAGTAAAAGATTGCAAAATTTCTCCAGACTCTACGTCTGCCAAAGATATACCATGCTGAATACCTAGGCCGAACTCAGGGTGCTGCAAAATCGACCCCTTTCTGGTTTTAATTTTGATTTTTAGAGCCTGAATAAGGTTTGTAAGACCTGCTGCAAGCTGAATGTCTCCCGCTTCATTGATAGCTAAATCGCCGTTTTCGTCTAATAGCCAATCAACTTTACTGATTTTTGCCAAATTGTCCTGTCTAAACTTTTTAGGGATAGTGACCAAATCATCCTCAATTACAGCACCTGTGGCTGGAATGAATATTTGGTTTTGACTATTAACAGTGCCGGCCTTATACCCCTTAACCTTTGCCTTTTGGAGGGTGGTTAAATTGTCAAGATTGGCATCTCCGTCCAAAGTAACTAGGTAGTTGGTGTCGGAAATTCTCTCCACATTAATAACCTTTCTTTTAAAAAGCGTCACAACGTTGCTGCTTAGGTAAAGGGTTTGGCCAATGTAAATATTTTTAGCTTGGTCATTTACGTTAATTTGCCTACCGTTTCCGTTTGACAACAATGGGTAGGTGAAACCCTCTTCATCAATATAAGGAAACCTTAGCTTATTAAGAGTTACAATCTCTAGCCACCTGTTTGCATCCCCAAGGTATCGAGCGGCGATTTGCTCAATAGTCAGACCAAACGGTACGGGCTGAATAATCTTGCCGTCAGCATCCGCAAAATCAATTTCAGCTTCATTTGCCAATCCTCCGACAAACTCTAGGGGGTTCTGAATCTTAACATTATCAACAAATTGTGTTGACGTCAAAAGATCTAGGGCCTCAATTGCCTCAAATATAGCACTAATCACTTCTGTTTCTTCTATTGTCAAGGGAAGAACTCTTTTCTTTGGTTTAGGAAGTCCGTAAATTTGAGAATAAAGCTCATCTCCCGCTCCGTAGTTGTTAGAAATCAGCAAAGCGGTTTCAAGTAAATTATTTTTATAATTTTTGAGGTCTTCAACTGTAATCAAAGATGTCTTTTTAAGTTCATTTTCAATTCTAACTCTTTGCTCAGGACTTAATGTTAAAGAATCAATATTTATAGAATCGAGCAGATCAAAAAATTCTTCTGGATTTTGAAAAAGCTCATTACTGCCGTTCAAAATCGCGGCATTTCTAGCGTCACTGCCTAAGTCGCCCGCATTGACTTGAGCTAGGCTAAGACCTTCATTATTAATATTTTCTGATCTAATAGACGAAGCGATAAAATCCATTTTAATTTGAGGGGTGGAGCCTAATTTTGGTTTCGGAATAACTACGGGCACAGCAGGACGACCAGCGCCACGGATGAAAGCCGTTGAAACAATTTTTAAAGAGTCCGATATAGAGGACTTAATGTCGTTAACAATGTTGCCGGGCAAATCTGCAGCAGTATAAACTACACCTGCCAAATCTTTAACAGCCAAAGCCGACTGCCTTAAAGCCTCAAAGGGAGTTCGGAAATCAGACCTTACAGCCTTTAGAAGATTGATGGTATTGCCAAGGACGGATCGGGCAGACCTAATTTTTCTTAAGATATTTTGAAAGTCATTTGGTTTAAGTTTTGCAGCTTCTTTTTGTGGAGACTCGGATTGGTTAATTTTAACGCGTTTCCAAGCCTTTAGCTGTAATGAAAAAGTAAACTCGTTTGGAGATTGAACTGACTTCTGTAAAGCAAACGTAACAGGCGTAACTACATAAGAGGTGCTCATTTTAGGAATATCTAGAACAAGCCTCCAACCTTTATTTTCGGGCTTTTTCTTTTCTTGCGCATATCTTTCCAAGAAGTTGGACAAGAACATAGCCTTGTAGTAGCCAGTTTCAGTAGGACTCACCCTTCCAGCGGGTTGAGAGGAGCTGGAGCCCTCTCCCGTAAATAGCCCTTTTAGGCTTCTATTAAGGTTTTGAGCGGCTTCAAGTGTTCCACCAAAAACAGATCCGAAATTGCTTGGCGAAGAAATTCCGCCAGCCGTTGTCGATCTGGTCGGAAAAATACCCGTAGTTGCCGAAATAGAAATCATTTTGTATGTAACGCCATTATGTTCTTCCAGAATGCCTCGGGCAGTCGCTGTAGTGTTAATGGCATACTGGTCAACTATTTGAATTTGTTGAGGTGTAATAGGAAGCTCAAAAACCCACTGCCTATCTTGTGGAGATATAGATATGATATAGTCAGTTCCAGACTTAAAAGAGGAGGTTTTAACTGGACTTGTACTTGTTCCTTTTAATCCATTGACAATGGGGTTGCCGGGCTTGTTGGCGTCGATTACAACCAAGCGATAAGGGAAGACCTGATCCCATTTCTCAGTCTCTATGTATTGTGTCGGGAAGAACACGTCATCGCCGGGCGTGAGACCGCCAGCATCACTCCAAGGGTAGACAGGGTTGGCGATCTTGCGTCCCAACACATCTGTTATACCCTGTTGCTTCTTGATAAAATTATCAACGCTGGGAAATAAACCCTTGCTCATGAATGTCCTTGATTTTTAAGGAGGGGGTGGTATATGTAATAAAGATTGTTTTTTCGCAATCTTTAATATATACCATGAAAAATAAACTTACATTGTTGCTTGTGTTATTTTTGAGTGGCTGCAGTTCTTTGTATGGATTCAAAAAACATAAAGGAATAGACTCTGAATTTCAACCGTATATGTCTGAAATTATTGAGTTTTCCCAAGGCTCCATCAAACAAAGCCAGTTAAAATACCTAACTATTGGATTTTCCGATCTAGAATCGCCAGTTGTTGGTCGTTGCAGTTTAATAACCAAAGAAATAGATATAGATAGGAAGTTCTGGAAATATTCCTCCTACCAAAGACGGATGGAGACTTTAATGCACGAAATTGGACACTGTGTTTTATACAGATACCATACGGATACTAAAGATGATATTTTTCACGATTTTTTTATTGACATTGGTATATTTAAAGCCCAAAATGATCTATGGGACGGGTGCCCATCCTCGATCATGCACCCCTATGAAGTCGGACTGTACTGCTTTAACAAGCACTACATCTACTACATCGAAGAATTTTTTGGAAGGGCGGACACAGAATCATACAGATCAATTTTATGGAGAAAAGATTAAAATGGAAATTTACAAGTTAGCGGATAAAATTGTAGATGACATTACTCGTGGCCCATACTACTCGGAAATAGGCCGAGAAAAACTAAAAGATGTGATTTTTGAATATTTAAACGACGAGTACAACAAAATGATTGAGGATCTTGGACTTTATTTTGACATCAAAAGGATGACTGGAGACAAAATTACATCCAATGATTACGACGCTGAGTTTGGCAAGATCAGAATTAAAATGTTGGAAAAAATGGAGAACGTCTCCAGAACTAAATAACTTTATAAAGACGGGAGTTATTCAATGCGGTATATTTTTGAGGCACTTCAAAATCTAAATCAATTCTTGTTCCAGCAATTTGAACTATTGTTCCTGAAAGCTCAGCCTGTTCGTCTGCGCAAACAAAAACCGAATCCCCAACAGAGAAAATCCCAGAATTTTCCACATGAATAGACTTAGTGCCGTTGGCTGGCGCTATAAATTTAGACGCCTTTAAGGCTAAATCGTAAGCCTGAGAAGACAAGTTTCCAGACTGAATAATATTATCTTGAGCTTGAATAGCCTTCTTCAGACCCTCAATATTAGCCAAAGACCCGCCAATTGTATTAAGCCTTAGCACAATCGCCAAAGCCCTCTCCCCATAAAGCCCCGATTGAGCCGTAATTTCTCCATTGGTTGCTTGAGTTACGTTGCCAAGATAGCCAAGCAATTGCGGCTTTCTAGTATTATCAATAAAGTTTTTTCTTGCAACAACCGCCGCCTTTAATACGTTAAGCTGAAGCGGGTTGCCCTTAGTAGGGGCCAATAGAGTTGTATCATACGCATAGAATCCAGCAATCGTCGTTTGTCCGTGCGAAGTGTTGTAATTGTTATAGCTAAGCCATAAAGCAATTGCTGGTTTAATTATTGTATCAATATTGCTCTTTGCGGCATTGGATTGAGTCTGTCTGGTCAGGTTTGAATCTAACGTGTAAATAATAGCCGATTGTGCCGTCAAAAACGCGTCATAGTTGTTAACTGCAGTAATTAGATTGGTTAAAGCAGTCTGTACGGCGGCGTATGTCTGAATGAGATCTGTAGGAGGAGGGTTGGGGTTTGCAATTGCTCTCTGACCCGTACATCTTTCCATTGGATGAAACGTCTCAAACGCAGTTACGGCAGTGTCAAACGCATCAATCAAATCCTGCTCTTTTTGAACAACAGAATAAGCTTCGTTATAGTTTTTCCCAATACCAAACCCCTTTAGGAAAGGAATAAGGTTTTTCCACACCCCGTCTGGCATTGAAGGGGTGGGAACTGACGGCTGATTGTAAAAAAACTTATTGCCAAGCAATCTGACCGAAGCATCCAAATAGTCCTGCTCAACCAAAACAGTTCTGCCATTTCCGTCAAGCATTTGAAGTTCAGCCTGATATCCGTCGATCAACGGCTTTCTTTGATCAATCAGAGACTTATTCCCATTATCAAGATCCTGAGCCTTTGGAAGATCTACCGTCTGAATAAGGTTTTTAGCCTCTGTGGCAGCCGCAATCTGCTTAGGGATCGAAATTATTTTCTTGGAAATTTCAATTCTTTGTGGTTGAGTTAACATATTGTAAAGATTACTCTTTTCCTTCTAAAATAGCTCTTTCTTTTTCTAAATTACGGTTTTCTGCAAGCTCTTCGGTAAATTTTTCGGGATATCTAGCCCTTAGCTTGGCAATGTTTCTTTCCATAACAGTTTCAAAATCAGTCCCAAGAGCACGAAGAGCCATGGCGCAATACCACAGATTATCGGCAATTTCTTCGGCCAAATTAACTTCATCCAATGGCTTTCCATAAAACAAATGCTTTTTAAGCATGTCGGCAAACTCCGCCGATTCCGTCACCATACCTAGGGCCGCATGCTGAAGATCAATTATTTTTTGTTTTTGAGGGTTTGGGATAATATCTTTAATTTCATCCTCATCAATAACATGTATATGTTTTGGAGGAGACATTCTGCTTCCAATTGCATCATAGTCACCGCTAACTGTTCTTGCTGATTCTTTTAGGTATGTTTTACTATCCATTTTCCGCTCCTTTTAGTATTTTAAAACCTTTTTTTCTTTCTTCTATACTTTTCTTTAAATGTTCATCTCCCCATAGGGGTCTCATATTTTTATAGTTGCAAACCTTTTTTACATCTTCTTCATTCGTTACATCGATATCAACAAAAGGAACTATATGATCTATTTGCCATTTGTCAGGGCCTCTGCCTCTATTTTCCCATGTCATTTTTTCTCCTGTAACTGGATGGTCATAGAACATAGATTCTATATAAGACTTAAAAAACTCAGCAGAACAGCCCAAAATATCGAAGGTTTTGTTGGTTTTTTTTATTTTCTTTGATTTTAAAAACAAAAGATTTCGAGACCTTAGGGCAGTTTTAATTTTAAAAATAGGATCTTTTTGATATTTTTCTTTAAGATAAACCCTTCTTCTTTTTACTATTTTTTCTTTATTTTCTGCTCTATATTTTTTATTATAGGCTGCTATTTTCGATGCGTATCGGGATCTTTTGATTTTCTTTTTTGCTTTACCCTCTTCGGATTTCCAGTATTTTTGTGCGCATTCAATGCACGTATCGCCCTGTTTTGGCTTACCGCTCTCTCTTAAATAAAAAGAATCTTCGGTCTTTACTGTACCGCAAGATCCGCAGAAGAAATCAGACTTGTTAACAAAAGGTGTTAATTTCCCAGAATATATCTCATAAAGACTTTTACAAACTCTCCATCCAATTTTTAGTCCTAACTTTTTTTCCCATTTATTTATTATGGCTTTTCCTGTTTTGTAATTAGTGCCCTTTTTTACCTCTATCTCTATAAAATCAATTGGATCTTTAAAATCGCTAAAAACAGTATAAAAAACAACATTTAGCTCTACTCCTTCATCCCTAAACCAGTAAATGTCGCATTTTTTATATATTTTAAAAGATTCTTTATACCCCAAAGCTTTTAAAAAGGTAAATACGTTTAGTTCAAGGTTATTAAAAACATCAAGGTCAACTTCTTTTCTAGAGAGTATGGTTTTAGAACTTAGCCTATTTTTAATTGTAAGCTCTTTGCAGTCCTCACTGTTTCTGTAACGAACCACGCTATCAACCCCTTCATAATAGTAGTCCGTCCCTTCAGTTACGACCTTCTTAAAAGGATTTAAGCCTTCCAGTTTCAGTAAGAAGTCGTTTTTATTGATGTTTTTTGCGTAATATTTGCGCTCCATTTCAACAAAAACATCTTCAACATTAATAAGATGTTTGCTTTTTATCCTATTGACTCTTTTTTTTGTCATTTTTTCCATATTATTTAACTAAGATTTTATCTAGAAACTTTTTAACATTAAGCTCTAGATCTCTTAGGTCCCCATTGTTGTCAATTAGGTGGCACTTATCCTTAAACTTAAAAAATTCCGTTTCAGACGGATGATTTGACATCCTTGCCGCATCTTCCGCTTGTTTTCTATAAACATAAACGGCGTGATACTCAATATCGCTTCTTTGCTTCATCACTTCATATTCATTTTCAAAGCGAGTATCGCTAATTACGGTAATTGCTTCTGGATAAATAATTACATTATCAATATGAATGTTTTTAGACACGCCATCACGAAGAAGCTCTGTGCCAACAATTTGGGCGATGTGTCGCGGGGTGTACAGCTCCATACCCACAATTTTGGATTTTACCGTTTGACTATTCATTGGAGCGTCATAATCCTTCAAAATAGAGCTAATCTTGTCAAGATCCAGCTTTTTAGGCGTTTCAAAAGGAGTCTCTTTTTTGTCTTGATCGTCAAAATGATGTCTAGGGATGTCAAAAGCTTTGGCGCAGGAATTTTTAAGCTTATCGGCAAAGGCTGATTCTTTTACATTAGCAAACTCAGCCATCATGTTGGTGGTGGTTGACTTGCCTGCCTGCTTTGGCGCTACAATTCCAATGACAATTGGCTTTTTCATTTAATCCTCCATATTTTCTTAATTATATCTACCACGAACAGAACAAAAGCTACCGCACCAAAGAATATCCCATCTTGAAAGTTTTGTAAATGGGTATGGTATAAAAATATTAATAAAAATATCCAGCCCAAAACACACTCTACGGTAAAAATAGGCACTTAATTCTCCTAAGGGCGGTGGTTAAATTTAGGAGGATACTGCTTCATAATTTCTTCCTTGGTTTTTTTGCAATATGTGCAGTCATACCACACCTTACCGTTAAACCTAGTTACCACCCAATTGGAGCCGCAGGAAGGGCATCTTTTTTCAGTATCTACCCCTAAAATATAGTTCGACTTATCCTCTGCATCCCACAAATCATTGCTTTTTTCAAGCCTATCTTCTACCACTTCAAGGGACATGCCCTTGGCGGCGCCGTCAAGTATCTCGATTCGATACTTAGGCTTGCCAGAGATAGAATGCCAACCAGTTAAAACTTTTGCTCTGTTTCCTCTGTAAAGGACAATATCATGTTGCGTAAACTTCATAAATATTATTCATTTACTTCCGTAATTTTAAGTTCAAGGCTAGACACACCTTTAGACTCTAGATCTTTTTTAAACTTTTCTACGGCCTTTTCAATGCCAAGTGTCGTAATAGTTCGATAAGATGGATCTTCCTCGTTTAGAATAGCTTTAATTTCTACCTGCAGTTTCATTTTAACTCCTTTATTTCATAATATTTACCGTCCATATAAAAACTTTTCTTTTTAAGCATACTTTTTGGTACAACATCATGCCCGAACACGCCCGCTGTAATTATCATGCCGAATACCATTCCAAGCCAGAAAATAAAAGCTGGCTCTTGTGTTATTTTTTTGACTTGACTTTTTTGAGTGTCGGCTTCTTGTTCCATTTAAACAATCTCCCGTCGATATTAAAAACAACCAAAGATTCAAATTCTTTAAATTTGACATGTAAAAACATACCGTTAGATGAAATCGAATGTACAACCCCTTGATTACCAAAGGCTGCCACCTTGTCACCTACCTCAAACATTTCTCATTCCTTTAGTTTTTACAATCCAAGATTCAATCTCGGAAATACTTACTGGTCTGTATCTATTGGCTGGCACCCCCACATCGTATTGACGCCCAAGAATTTTCTGGCTTTTACCACCATTTGGGCTATGAATATGCCCGTGCAAATGGTACTGCCCTCGATTTTCAATCGAAAATTCTTTTTGTTTATACTCTCCATGCCAGTTTTCAGTCCCAACAATCCCTTTCATACCCATAACGTCTTCTCTAAACGTACCTCTTAGTGGGCAATGTGTCATAGTTACACGCTCATTTTGAATATAAATGGCGGCCTCATTTAATACTACATCAAAACCCAGCTCATAGCAAGAGTGCATTTTACGATCGTGGTTTCCCCTGACTAAAACTTTAATTCCATTTAATTGAGAAATAACCTCTCTAACAACCTCAACGGTTCCCATGCCAATATCGCCCAGAAAGTAGCAAACGCCGCATTCAGGAACGGTTGCGTTATAATTTCGTACAAGAGCCTTGTGCATTTCGTCAAGATCCTTAAACGGCCTATTATCGAAAGCTAGGACATTAGCATGCCCAATATGCCAATCCGAGGTAAAGAAAATTGCCTTTCTATTTTTCATCTAATCCCACCATCTTTCGCCAAAAGTGCTCAGTAGATAGTAGAACCTTTTTTTAAGCCCATCATAATGAGCCTTATCCTTTTTTATTGCGGCTCTGTACATCTGATTATATCTTGCTTCGGGTATTTTTTCAACCTCTCCATCCACCAAGCTTGCAAGGCTGCCTCTAAACCCGTATTTTTCAAAGAATTGCATGGTAAATCGGGAGTCTTCTTCGCCCTCGCTTAGTCTCTTGGCTATCTCCGTTGCTTCCTGCAAGGATCTGTAAATCCTGCTTTTTTCTTGGGTTGTCCATAGAGCGTAGCTGTTTTTGGACAATAGCGTTTTTTCCATTCTGCTAAGCTTTAAATACATAGTGCGGTATAGGTAGGCAAAGTCCCAATCATGGCTATGGCGCATGTTCCAGCCCCACCAAACCATTCGGCAAATCATTTCCCAATAAATTTTAATCGTTCTCATTCAAAACACCCCTTTACAATCTCAATTTCCTGATCCGTAATCGGGTCGTCATAGGCAGGGAGACAATTTAAACGCTCCACATATTGCCCATGAATCCCCATTTTTTGGTAGTTTTTGTTAGGTAGATGCCACTTTTTAAAGTGCTCAACTCCTCTGTAAAATCTCATATAAACGTAGGCGTTAAGCTTATAAGATTCGATTCTCTGCTCTGAGTAGTCCTTAATATGGCGCAAGTATTCCAGCACCATATTTTCACATTCCCACTCCAACTGAATAGTTTTTTGGATTGCTGTTTTAAAATCCTCTAAAGAAATATTTTTTTTATTAAGAACAAACATATCAATAATGTCAGCAGCGTCTCTTCCATTTACAACAGCTTCCTTCCACGCCTTGGTTTGCCACAAATATTGCCTTAAATGGCAAAATTCATGCAAAAGGTTTTCAAAAAAGTGAACAGTGTTTTTGGCTATTTTTATTTCTTTATTTTCAATTGAAAAATAAGCGGCGCATTCTATATCTCCACAATAAACTTCAGCGCCTTCTTCTATTTTGAGATCAATGTTGTTTTTAGAGCATTCGTTTTTAATAAACTCTATCATTTCTTTTTTTGAGATTTTCCGCTCAAACCCCAAACCATTACACCACCCGCAAATAAGATCGAGTCTTTTTCCAGAACCCAGACATACGGGACAGGTAAAGTCCATCTTGAACCCTCAATCTTTAATTTGCTGTTTACATCTTTCCAAATCTTTAATAAGTTCTAAACTAACGTCAGTATATCTTTCAACTTGTTGGTTTTTGTTTTTGATAATCTTATCTTTTTTTACATTAACAAAAATATTAATTGCAATTGACAAAGCCAACCCAAAGATAAGGGCTTTATTTTGTCGCTTCAAATTGCTAATCTGGCTTTGATAACTCATTGGATTCCTTTATAGCTTGCTCCATTCTAAGCATAGCCTCTTGCATTACAGATAGAGCATTTTCGATCATTTGGACTCTATTACTTAAGTTGGCAATCTCTTCCGTTGTGAGTGTAGCCAAAAGATCAACCTTAGTCATTACCCCTGTAAAAGAACGATTAATTTCGTTTTTAAGATCTTTCATTTAAAAATCCTTCCTAAAATAAAAAGAACAAAGGGAATTCCCATAGTTACAAGAACTTGGATCACCTGCAATTTAAGCGCATGCTTTTGAAGCTGCAGTCTTTGCTCCTCGTATCTTAATCTTTCTTGTTCGTAATCATTCATGCTTTTTTCTAAATTTTTTTACAACAAATTCCCAAAAAGCTTTACTGTTAAAATATAAGTCTCCACTTTCTTTTATTGATCTTTTACCGTCAAAGCAATTTTTTTTCCACTCATTATCTAGTTTTTCTAAGTTTTTAGAATAAAAATCAATCAATTTTTTGTTTTCCATAAATCCTCCTTGCACATATTATCGCGCAAAGAGTATAAAAGTGTCAAGAATTAAGGCAAAAAATCTCTTGAACCGTTATAGGGAGCTGTTCGTTGCCAATGAAGACACTCTTCAAGCTCACGATTAATCTGCCCATAACAGGAGGGGGCTTGTTGAGGCGTTGAACACCCAAAAATGACCAATAAAACCAATAATTTAAGCATTTTCATAGCTCTTCCTCGATGTTTTTGCCATTTATGACGTTAACCACCTTCGCTCCAGTTGCTTCAATTAGCTTTTTGATGGCATTTTTTTGATCTTGGCTACCTCTTTGAGCCATAACGTCGGCAGATTTATAATAAATTTCTCTAATTCCAGCTTGAAGGCAATGTTTCAGGCAGTTATCGCACGGAGCGTCCGTCAAAAACATCTTAGTACCTTGTAAATTTCGTTTTGCGAAGAGTAAAGCATTCATTTCTGCATGAATTACATACAAATATTTGTGCGGTCTTTCCCAAGATAGCTTGGATTCATCACATCCTTGGATAAATCCATTATATCCGACAGACACAACCGTGTTGTTTTGGTCAACAATCACAGCTCCGACTTTTGTGGAGGGGTCTTTTGACTTTTTTGAGACCGCTTCGGATAAATTTGTAAAGTATTCGCTCCAATTCATTTTTTCTTCTTTTTTAGCAACAAGCCTATGGCTATAATAGCCCCGCCGGGCAGGGCTATTATTCCAGCTATGATAGCTAATTTCTTGGCTTTTTCTAAAACCTTCTTGTTAAGCATATTATTTATTTTTCAAATTTTTCAAAATCTGTACTTGGACGTAGGTGTAAAACAGCCCCAACGCCAAATACACAAGTTGAAAACCGATATAAATCTTTGCTCCCGTAGTTAAGTTTTCTAAGCCAATAATATTCATTAGCCTACCTTCAAGCTAACACCGTTTCGGTGTGCAACGCTCTGTACCGTCTTAAGAGGGCGGTGAAGAATATTGGCAATCGCACGTCCAGAAAGCTTGCCTGCATTTTTAACGATAAAATTGACCGATCCTTTTGTCAGTTTCTTGTTGCGTCGTGTTGCTGTTCCATTTTTTGTGCTTGGCATAAAATCTCCTTTTTATGTTATATACCACCTTATGGGGTATCTTTTTTGTTGTAGCAAATTTTTTCCCTAACCATACTAAATTTTAGCTTCTCTCCGTTCCGAATAACGTAAATATCAATTCCAACACCTTCTGTACCTCTAAAGTTAATTCCCTCAACAAACACCTTTGGGTTAGCATGGTCAACATACCCCAACACTTTGTCACCTTTCTTCAGCCCAGCTCTATCGGCCGCATAGCCTTGACCTACCTCAAGTATTGTATCGTTATAATCAAATTGTACCCCGACGCCGTAATAGAAATCTTTACCGCATTCCTTTGACGAATCTTTTGCTTCTTCCGCCTCTTTCTCGTCCGCCTTCTTTTCACCTACATCTTCAAAATGGATTTTTATTTTAGATATAGACTTTCTTTTTTCGGGTTTATTAATGAACGAGCCAAACCTGTCATCTTCAGCATCATAAAGCCTATTCCCCTCATCCTGATTTCCTCCGCCCCCTTGCTCCTGCTTCTGACCTTCATTTTGACCGTCACCATCGCCCTTATCGCCCATTCCAATTACAAAAGCAAGATGAAAAAGAATTACAACGGTAAGCCAAAATCTATATTTGAGAAGCATTTAATTCCTCAATTTTTATTTGCAAAAGCGTTAGTTCTGTAGCTAACTCCTGAAGGTTATCTACTAAAAGCTGGCTAAGGGCGATAATTCGCATTTCTTCGGGCACTTCATTTAATTTTTTACTAATACGATGTTGGAACGGCATCAAATGCGGATTGTTTTTTAAAAAAATATCAAGTTCTTTTTGAGGGTTCATAGCTCCATAGCCTCCAACACACATTCTATCTTTTTAGGGTCTATTTCACATGGTTTAAGCGGTGGGGTGAGCGGATCTACATCTGGCGCCGTAACTTGCTCGCGCAGCTCTTCTGGCTGCGGATCTACATCTGGCGCCGTAACTTGCTCGCGCAGCTCTTCTGGCTTAGGAATATCCTCAATCTTTTCAGCCACTTCCACCTCATACTCTAATTGTGGTCGCTTTTCATCTAAGCTTTCTGCAATTGTAAGAGCTAAGACAACAACCAAAAGAGACCATTTAACACTTCCTTCTTCGTTCATAGTGGACATAAGAACTCCCAATTAAAAAAGCTAGCGTAGAAGTCATTCATTTTAAACTTCATCCAATTGTTCTCATTAAAATAGACCTGATCGTTTGTGTCTACCCACACCTCTGTTGATTGGTCAGGATAAACAATTGCAAGGTTGCCCTGCTGATTCAAGTAAAATCCAGACTCCATTAGTCGCCCTTTTTTTTCTGAATCCGCTAGAAAATAACGATCTTCAATAAGGCACTCTTCCATTTGCCTAAGAAACTCTTCTGATACTTCGTGATTATACAAGTCTTTAACAATTTTCTGTGCTTTTTCCAGCCCCTCGGGGTTGGGGTTGACAATTTCTTCAGTGGATTTTGGCTTTGTCATTGTTTTCCTCCTTTAAGGTGACTTTGTAACCTCGACCTGCAAAATGCTGAACAGAAATCTTTCCAGCTAGCTCTAGGTATTTTAGATTGTCCCTAACCGTTCTAGATGCCATATTAATTGATCTTTCCGCATGCTTGCCGCTAAATACGGGCTGCTCTAGGTGGCGAATCCACATTAAAAGCTTAAATGGCCCAGCAGGGAGCTGAAAATCATCCAAATCAAGAGAGCATTGCGGCTCAAACTCTGACCTACTATGTTCAGGTGTGTAAGGTTTGGTTAGTCGCTTTTCAACCCAAACCTTTTTGCCCATAATCTCAACTTGAACCTCTCCGCCCATTTCCCTAAGGATGCGAACTTCGGTGCCTGCGGGCGCATGTAGCCTGTGCTTGGCTATAATACTGTTAAACTCTTCAATAAGCATTTGACATCCTTGCTAAGGGGTGATCTGGCCCAAAGTAATTTAATACGGCAGTCCTGTCCTTGCCTGTTTTTAAAAATCTAAGCAGTCGAGCCGACCTATCAGAAGGCTGCTTGAAATGAGCAGCAATATGAATCATGTGATAGAAAAAATTATACTTTCCAGACTTTTTTAAAATAAAATGACGGTCAGAAAGCGGCACAGAAAAAGCAAATCTATAGATTTGGTCATACCCTTCCTTCCAAAAGGTATTTCTATGCTTGAGCTTGAGCTTTTTCCAGTCTACCAACTTAATTGCTTGTAGCAAAAGATTTTGCAAGCTAAATTTAGGCACTTTGTAGGGGCTGAAATTCCAATCCTTTAGGTCTTTTTTGGTCATAAACCCAAGAGCGACAAGGCCGAGAACTTCGTCACGCGAAATAGGCGGGGTTTTTGACACAAACGGGTGTCTTTCCTTTTTTTCTACACACCAACGGGCAGCTACAGGGTCGATATTCAAGTCAGCCCCAAGCTTATGGGCCACTGCCGTAAATAACCAGCCGTTATTTGATGAAGCAGATCCATTTGTGGTTATTTCGTCATGAACTCTGCCGTATCGATCCATATAGTTTTCCAATTCCATACCAATTCCCCTTGCAATGCTAATCAAAACAATCAATAATACCTTACCTATTAACTTGCACACAAGAATGTGCCTCATATATCGCGCCCATATCCGCCTTTATTTCCTTGGCAGCAGCCGAACAGGACTGTAAACTAAAAAAGTTTCCGATCACTTGGCTTCCGCCAGCATTGCCCGCCCTTAAAAATACAATCAAAAGCCATGTCGTTGTCATTTTCGGACTACCATTCCTTTTTTGTCAATCCCATCTTTTCATTTCTTTTATCTAATTCTACATAATAAAGCCTATTTGCGCAAGATATATCCTTAAAAAGCCCCCTATGTTTGTACTTTAACTGAAAAAGAAAGCCAAAGGGGTTATCTAACTGCTTGATATAATTACGCAAATGAT